TGCAGAAAAGAAATAAATAAAATAATAAAAGTAAATGAATTAAACGTGCAAAATCTAACACGACCCATTATTAATGCATAATAGTCTGGGTACGACTAGAATACATGAAAAACAAAGTTTTAAAAATTTTAAAAATTTTTACTTAGTCACCTTCTTACCACCACCATTGTGTGGTAGCTGATGAGCTACCTGTGGGTGCATGACTGGATCAGGAAGAGAAGGCAACTTGTGCACTGGAACATGTGGACTAGAAGGTCTAGTCACAGGTCCCGGCACCACCGACGGTGGTACACCGGCTGGAGTTGGCTGTACGGTGACTCCATGTCCCTATTTAATACCGTGAAAGTGACCGAAGTAGATTCCACTCAGAGCAACAGCTGCAATGAGGGTTACCACTCCAGCACTACGCCTTGGCATACGTTGTATAACCAAGACCACGGCACATTGTGCATAGTACATAAGCAGAGATTGCTTACTAGACAGGAAGACCCAAAGACAACCGACCAAATAAGCCGGTATACCTCTACCGTTAGGTGAACCAAAAAGTAAGGGTATGAAAACCATCATACCGTTGAGCATGTGCTCATTCTTGATTACATAATCACAGTATGATTTAACTGTGGGAAAGATGCGGGAAAAGTAATTTAGAAGAGCGGATATGGCGCTGTCCACAGTGTTGTCAGCATGCGATGCAATAGCAACAGCTATTATCAGTATGGAGATGACAACACCAGGTGAACTCACCACATCCAATAAAGCGCGCCAAACATCAGCACCAAAGTCCACAGCGTGCACTTTGGCACGAGTGATCTTTGCTCTGGCCACAGCGCGGAATTTACGTTTTACCACCATGATTAAATACAACAAAAGACGATTAAATACAAAACGATTATATAGAATATTTTAATAGAAAACAATTATACAGTAGGAACCATACGATAAGTTCTCAAAACATAATATATAATAAATAGATAAATATTAAAACGAAAAAGACAATAATCAAAAAGAACCATAACAGATATGGTATAGAAATGACAGTCGTAGAGGAAGAAAAGGTTCAAAATGGAAAGAAACAAAAGCAATTCAAGAGGAAACATCGAATTCAAAACCTCCCACAATTCCAACATAGCCTCGGAGCACAAATGTACCAAAGCCTTTACGGAGAACACGGAATACAACCATGTCAACAAGGGTTGCACGTACGTGTCAACAACCGAGTCGGAATAAGAAGATACCAAACCGTGGACGGCATAACATTTCCTCTCAATGGGGTACGGCTTGAGTTTCAGTCGCATGAAACGACCTTCATGTCTGTCCACCTCCCTGTAGGTACTAGAAGTATCGAAAGGGGTGTCAGAATGGAAAAGAAGACCATCAGTTATGTACCTAGAGTACTTAGGATTAGTTATACGGGGGAATTCAGCCTTAACATATCCGTCTGGAACATTCCTATAGATTCTGTTACGGGCTGGTGGCAATGCCATTACAGACGACTTCCATGCACGCATAGGGTCAAGTGACCCTTCATCGAAACGCCGACAGAAATTGTCATTCACCTCACGATTAGACAGTTGTACGATGATAGGGACGCCCAGAGTCTGCAATCCTCTAAGAAAAGAATCTGTTTTAAAAAGAGTACAGGAGTCAGGTATTATCTCGAAATCGATACACAATGAATTAGCATATAGATCAGAAGAAGAATAACCCAACTCATAGGCCCTGTCAACACAATGAGAACTGTAAAAAACAAATCCCTCGTCAGAAGAAGAGTAGGTCAACTCAACAGGTATGGTTACCTGGTGTTTGACCAATCCCAACATAGAAGAAAAATGTCTTTCAGAGGTGTAGTAAGAATAGGCTTTCAACCTATTAATAACAATACGTTCCCTTGTGTCGGACATGTCTCCCAGACAGACGAAAGTCTCCTCTCCCCACCAAGTCGATTTTGCCTTAATCATATGAGGATTACCACAGTGTGGCGGGAGCCTACATCCCATCTGAAAAACGGAAAGCTTCTGACTCACCTTAATACACGCGTCAGATCTGGCCGCGGGTCCTATATGTACAGGACCAAGATTAACGGCCAATTCCAACAAACGCTTCTCGTCAACGACAAAATCGTGACAGATTACAAAGGGAGAGCCAAGACCCCACTCACCAGCGACAGCCCAGGATCCGTCATAGATGTCTCGCGGATCAGCCTCAGGCAACAAGACCGGCACGTCGACTGTGCTAGAACAAAGAGAAATAATGGAAAAAGCAAAAAGTAACAATACAAAAATATTCATGATTATTAAATGAAGAATAAAATATAAAATATAAAACAAAAATTTATGAATGACAAGAAAAATTTTACCAACAAACTCAAAGAAAAATTTAAATACGAATATATAGATTAATCTAAAATAAAATTCACACCAGACTGATGTTTGTCTGATGGTAAAGAATAAAAAAGATTTTCAATGTGTGAAACAGCTGAATAAATATAGGAAAAAAGAAATGGAGAAACAGGGACACTGTATCTTTCAGAAACAGCACAGGCAAGATGATGTGCCAAAGAAACATCCCTAAAGGACGAAAGTAGATCTAACATAGAGGTCTTGTATTCAGCCAAATGCTCCCAATTCCTGATGTCATGTCTACCCAACTTTACAAGTATCTTTACGGGATCAGGTACGAAACGCCAACCATAACTCGTATACAACAAGAATTTACTACAAAAATATGGATAATTATAAGAATAAATCTTAGATTCCATATTATATATGTTAGTAAGAAACTCGTTAGTATCAGGAGGTGGGTTCTTAAAAACCATCCAACTGTCATCCCCACTGAAGACACCGAATATGCAGTCAGACATGTCAAACACCGAGGCCAACATAGCCATCAAAACAACAGTGTTACCAAAGAAAGTGGCAGCATCACCACTCTTCCTCTGATAAGTCACCTTAGCCTTAAACTTGTTAGCCCTGTCATTCAACACAGTCTGTCTGTGCATACCCGACCACATATCCAAAAAGAACTTAGGCATACCCAACCTGGAGTATAGCAGCAATTCGAACTCAAAAAGTATCCTACCCTGAGACTTGTCATACTTACTCATGTCCACCTCGATATAGTTACCAACCAGAGCACCGAGAGTGTCCAATTTTTCTTGAAAATCCTCGGGACTCATATCACAATAAAGTAAATACTTGGCTGGTAATATAGATACCAAACGCTTCTTCATTTCCCTAAAAATAGGACAGAATATAGCATTCGTTATGGGACCCTGGTAACACACAGTCTGCAAAGACAGGTACTCACCCAGCGCCGAGGCGTCCAGTTTGGGCTTAGGACTGCGCTTTATGATCAAGTCATATTGATCCATACGCCTAGTCCAATAAGCAAGCTCTTCAGTCTCCAGGCGGGACAAACACCCGGGTGGTTGACCGGCCAACCAATCCTGTATCATAGATGAGTTTATCTCAAGTAGATCGAACTCAGGCACCTCGAAAACCTCTGAGAACCTTGACATAACAGCCTTAGCCAGAATATCGTCATTAGACGACAAACACAGCTGCGCTACGTTCAGATTTCTCTTCAAGACGGCCAACATGGTTTCCCTAAAGGTACACTGTCTAGGATAAGGCATAGATGTACGCAAAACCGGTCTCAAGGTATCATAATTAGGTGACTTATAGACATCTCTCTGACGAGTAAACCGCACGTTCTCCAAATTCAAATCTAGATCAGAAGTATGTACAACATACTCGTCAAAAGACTGATCAACAAGAGAGTGTCCAGGAAGAATGGTGTCAAAATGAAGCTGTAAGAGCTGAGCGTCCAATACAGTTGTAGGTTCCAAAGGAGAGTCAACAGTGAGCACAGAGTACTCCTGAACCTCCTCAACGGACCTGTAAACCCCTTCCACTATACCGTTAGCGTCAAGCAGTCGACGAGCCAGTTCAAGATCCGATCCGTCTGAAGGTGAACCATAAGATCTGATGAAAACACCAAAGCCCATAGAACGTAGACAATCCCTAAAAGCATAGGGCTGAATCCCACAGACCAAGAGATCTCCATAATCAAGCACATACTCCCTAGAACGTTTCAACTGTCTTTTAATCATAGAATAATCGACAGGAGCTCTAGTACGGGTTTTTACACACAAACGACCCCTAGCCCTTTCACCAATAGATGGTCTAAGAAGTATCACCTCGGAAGAAGGCTTGCCCTCAATGACCTTGACACAACCAGGTCCCACAAGACCACCACCAACGAGACGACCACTTCTTAAGATAACAGAAGTTATCTCATCACCGGACTTCAACTTGGTGTAGTACATAAGGGAGGACGTGTGTCTGGTGAGAGCCACCAAAACGTGGGGTTCACTGTTGTAGATAGTGTCCTTAGGCTTATCACTCATCCTAACAAGAATTATGTGTTTTGCCTGCAGACCCTGAAATTCGTGTACTGTCTTCACACCCTGAAATCCGAGTATTAGCAACCTAGCCTTCTCAGCCTGTTTGAACGTAAGCACGATAGTATCAGGCGGGGCTGATCTCTTGACAGGCAACTGACTTTCCGATGAGTAATGAATTACCTTCATCGTACCAGTCTTCCTGTTCTCAGTAGAAATACCCTTAGCACCAATGGCCTCATACTTAGGTGAAAAAACCCTAATAACGTCTCTGGGACATCGGTAAGATTTTGTCATGTATTCAGAACAAACGACCAGTTTAGAAAGATCACAATACTTCAAATTAAGCGCGGAATCGCGATTAATGTAAGGAATCTGCAATTTGTCACCATAAAGGTAAACACGTTCACAACCGGAAAACAACGCAGCTGCAACAATGACCCCGGGATGAGACATCAAAGCCTCATCAACCCAAAGGGTCTTATGGCGGGTACGTCGCGTCGGATGCATGAGATAAGAAGAAACAGTTCTGTAGTTTTCCTGCACCGCTTGAGACTTGAAACGCACAGTGCGCAGGTAAAGGTCAGTGGCACTGTCCTTAGTGCTAGTAAGAACAAGGTCACCCGGTAGGTGTCGCTGCACAATGGCAGTACTTTTACCACAACCAGGTATACCCTGTACAAAGATGAACTCAGGAAGCTCCATAGACTCCAAACCGGACAACAACGGGTTAAGTGCACCGTACAGATCAGTCTCCAAGAGAAGACGGGTTCTGTCGTTCACTACCAGCAAATCATCATCATGTTTGGAAAAATGTCTAAGACCAACACCGTCATAAGCATAGCGGTATTCTTCCGATTCAGGCCTCACTATCCACTTCCTCCCACATCGTCCATAAGTCTCCGGATAATTTCCCAGCACACTGGCCATAACGAGAGGTTTCTCGGAATGCGTTTTAAGAGATTCGTATATGTGTTTGCAGTTGGCCGTCACCAAATGGACAACGACTCTGCAATACTCAACATACTCCCTAACTGCATTCCTACACTCATCACCACGCCTACGAGGAACAACAAACTGCGGATTAAACCTAGCCTCACCCTCCAACTGCAAATAGACCTGGGAGACAGGCTCCTCAACCACGTCAACCAGATCTAGAGTACCAGCAACAATTCCACAATCGAAAGACTGTTCAGAAATAGGAACAACCGGTAATACCTGAGTTGGTACCACCAGCTGTTCAACAACGGGTGTAGAATGATCAAGGGTTGGAGTCGAAGAACGCAAAGGCTCAAAAATGATCTCAACGGGTACCTTACGCATCATGGACAGCAGAGCGTCCTCCACGTCATCCGTCGGGAACTGTACCTCAGAATCAAGGGCTGACAACACAGCACCTCCCCCGTACAATCGCACATGGGGATAGCAAACCAAGTGAGCCCTGGGAAGTTGTCGATTGTAGTTGGGGTCAAGAAAACACCTCCTAAGATGCACTGAATTTACCGCCAACTCATGTCTCATTCCCAGATGTTTCACTGGTTCAAGCAAAGGATTTAACAGGTCTTCGGCCTGAACCTCACGCACATCGACACGTCCTGTGCAGTAAAGCACAAAACTAGGACTGTTAGCCCTGGCACAGTGTGGTCTATAAATCCTAACGGTATTAAAGAACTTCCTACACCAAGACAACATCCTCTCAACCTGTTCATAATGAGCACTCACAACCAAGGATCCATCCATAGCCAATTTACAAAGAACCAGCTTCAAAAACTGGGGTAAATTGTCGACATCCAGATTCATGTTGACTATTAGAGAAAAATCCCTCACACCACGAAGGAGTGTGAGCGACGCATCATCCCAGTCAATCCATAATCTTTCAGCGCAGGCGGGAGGATCAATGTAGTTACCCATATAACTCAAATCCTTGTGTCCAAGAGCATCCAGATATTTCAATATAGGACTCTTAACAAGTCCTACATCTAGAACCCTGGACATATCCAGTGTGACAGTCCTGGACAGTTCGAAAAGGTAACCGACGGAATAACCATAGAACTCTCTACCAAAAGAAACAGGAGAAGCTCTGTCAATAATATCCTCAGTGTACTTGAGATTTATCGCGTCAGAACGATCCACCAGCTGATCTACAATCTCCACCATAGGAGGTAAAGCATGCGTAACCAAAGGCGTAAAGTGCTGATTGAAGTGTCTCAAATGGTACCTCCTAGAAGATTCGGAACCAACCACAAAACTTCCATCTTCGGAGTGGACGCAAAAGGCCACTCCTCTGAGAGTAGCGAAATACCCCAGTATGTTAGTACAACCAGGAGCGTGTGGTGTAGTAAGCTGATGTCTCAACGATTCTGGTGGGGAAGTGTCCAGAATCTCCCTCTTGAGCTCCTCCACGGTGGTGGAAAGCCCCATAAGGTGAATTATAGAATGGTACATACAATCACCATCACCAGGCACAGGAACTTCAGTAAGTTCCAATTCACACTGGGTAGCAACAGGTACATTTTTATCCATTCTAGACTGATTGAAATAATCGGCAACCACACCCCTAAGATTCTCAACAAGTCCATCTCTCTCATCAACAACAATCTCGTCGACAGGAAATACGTCTTCAGAGGTTAAGACCCGCAAGTAGTCAGAATACTCGAACATCTCCGAAACAGATGGCAACTTAGTAGTGAAACGACGACTACTAAGCAGGAATGCTCGCAAGGCAGATATCTTTTCGAAAGGTTTGACGGAAAAAAGTCTGTCCTTTAAAAGCCCAAACAAAGACCGATCAACCTGTTTCCTTTCGTTTTCAATATCCACCTGTACAGCCTTAAGTGACTGACCCATGTTGTAACGCTGCTCGTATATCATAAGATAAATTGCAGTGACAACATTAGGAATAGCCACTGCCTCAATACTGTGTCCTGCCGTAACCGAAGTACCATTAACAATAATCCGAGATGAAAAGCTGACAGCCGCCGAGGTCAAATTCTGAATAGTAAACTGCCCCTCATTTTTTGTCAGTCCGTACTTGTATATCTCTTCAAACAATGGTTTGGGTAGAGATACAAAATTTCTCACAAGCTTAACAGAAGATGGAACTGCATAAGCGGGGTCGTAAGTCCAAACAGAAATAAGAATGGTATCATCTGGAAAGAAGTGATAATGTTTCAAAAGTGACTTACCGTCGTAAGCCGATGTTAGTTTAGTTGCTTGAAAATAGTACAAACATCCCCCAATGAGATGGTGTTCTATAGCATAAGTACGAGAATCTCGCGTGATTCCATTTGAAGTAACCATTTTTACATAGTTACAGTACTTATGTTTGTAGACAAGGGAGACGTCGTCCTTAAAGAAAAAATCTATGTAGACTACACCACCCTCCCGGTATTTGCGGTACAAAATACCAAATTTGCTGGGTAGGGCGTGTGTATCATTCATAGTTGTAGTAAGAATGGAAGGATCAAAAAAATATGTACCGTAAGCAACTAAAGCGCATTTTTCATTCATTATGTCACCGAATTGTTCAACAGTAATGTCATAGACGCTCTGTATAAACAACAGAACCCTAGATGTTAAAGGACATGACTCGGCCACTCGGGTACAGAAAGAATAGTTAGAATTTAATTTTTTGAGATTCCTTTTGGTAGCGCGTAGAGAGTCGTACGCACCAAGAACAGGAGAACATGAATGAACTCTGTGTTTTTTAAGTATATCCTCGGAATAGACAGTTGGTGAACCACCAACATCTATGTGAAAATATTGGCCGCGATGGCAATCCATCACACCCTTCGCTAGAGAGAGCATAAGCTCAGTTTCTAATCTTCTTGATATAGCCGCTAGAGGGTGTTGATGGTTGGTTTGACCAGAGAACCTGAAATTTCTGTCAGGATATATATCCGACAAAAACTCCTTTTGTTCTGAAGTGAGTCTGTAATGAACAAGAGTGAAAGGCCTAGATGTCAATGTATCCAATTCTGATACACACTGATCAGCTATAGCCGATGTTATCTTGTTCAACATAGCTGGACTATCATTGATAACTCTATCAATGACAGTCTTTCGCATCTCCTCATGGTCAACTCCAAGGTTGTCGCAAAAACGTTTCAAAAGTTCAGACATGATATATAGATATCGTGTTAGATAAATGTGGACAACAAATCGATATATATGAAACTATGTGTGCAGGAATAGTCCTCAAACAAAGTTCCACATATATATAGG